GGCCCTGGCGGACCTGCACCCGCTCGGTGCCAAAGGTCTCGCCGATGACTGCGTCAAAGGTCTCGGGGGTGATCGTCAGAGTTTTGCTTTTCGTGCGCGCCATAGCTTGAAAGGGTTACTCGAGGGTGAAGACCGGAGCCGTCTCGACTCCAGACTCAGCCGGTTGGGTGTTGCTCGGGGCGTAAAGCTCGCCCAGAACGCCGCCGGTGATCGTCGCGCCGCTTGCTCGGTCGAAGTAGGTCCGAACGTAACGCGCGCCCAGCTCGGTCTGCCGGACGACGTAGGGGAAGGCTGCCGTGTTCGTGATCTGCTTCTCGGAGTCGGCGACGTCGGTCCAGGTCGTCCCGTCGTCGGACTTCTGGAGCTTCACGGTCGAGGCGCCGATGGAGATATTGATTCCGAAAATGCAGGTGATCTTGACGCCTTCCCAGTTGGCAAGGTCGATCGCGCCTGAAACGGTATCGACGGTGTACGTCGAAGGCTGGACGAGGAACAGGGTCCGTAGTTCGCGGCTCGCTTGCATTGGTCGGCGGCGGTGGAAGGGAAAGGAAACGGGCCGGAAGCCGGTCGAGGCTCCCGGCCCGCGTCAGGCTGCTAGTTGGCCGACGGTCAGACGATGACGGTCTCGTCGCCGCCAGTCGCGTCGTTGGAGTTCTCAGCACCGTAAAGAGCGGTCAGCACCGAGAGCTCGCTGGCCGCCGTTCCGACGGTGATGACGACGCCGATGTGGGTGTCGGCCTGGTCGCTTACATGCTCCAGGTCAACGTCGATCATCGCGTCGGTGTTGCTTTGATCGGTTCCCGCTTGGGTGATCTGCGTCAAAGCCGCGCCGGTGATATCGGCCGCCGAGGTGCCGGAGGCGTCGGTCGCGCTCTGCACTTTGACGTCGATCGTCGAGTTGGTGGCCATGTCGCCGACGGACACGAAGACCGCGGCGCGCTTGAATCCCTTGATGGGAATCCAGAGCGTAGTCGGCGAGCCCGCAGCCTGCGAGTCCGCAGGGAACGAGGAGTAAAGGATGCAGTCAGATCCGAATCGCATTGGATGGTTCCGGGTTGAGGTTTTGAAGGTGGAGCCGTGCGGCTCGGATCAGATCGAGGAGACGTCGAGGCTGCTGGAGGCAGACACGCTCTCGGCGTTGCCGAGGTTCATATCGACTTCCATAGAGGCGCGCAGGTAGGTCTTCTGCTTCTCGAAGCCGTCTTTGGCGACGTCGCTCATGGCGATCTCCATGGTGCCCCAGGTGCCGACGTAGCAGTCCTCGAAGTTGGCGAAGCCCAGGTCGGCGTCGGAGCCGGCCGCGAGCTGCGTCGAGGTAGCGAAGGGGTAGCCGTAGAGGCGATCGGGCAGTTGGCCGGTCAGGCCGCCGGAGTGCGACAGGAAGACCGGGCGGCCGTCCACGTCGGTCACGGTCATAAGGCCGCGCTTGACCTTCGGGTGCATGAAGAACGCCGGGCGTCCGCCCAGGGCGTCGGCTTCCTCCAGGTCGCCGACCATCTCCATAAGACGGAAGGCCGCCTCTTTGGCGTTGGCGGCGGTCACGGTCGAATTATCGAAGGCGACGCCGGACCAGCTTACCGAGCCGATGCCGGAGCGGTTCAGGATGCCGGTCGGCTGCTTGCCGCCGGTGCCCAGGAAGAAGGCGAGGTCCATCGCCTTGCCCATGGTGCGGGCGACCTGGGCGCGAACGACGCGCTCGGCGCCGCCGGAGGTCTGACGCAGCAGGCGGTTCGTGATCGGGATCAGGGTCGCCAGGCCGCGCGGCTCCATCTTGAGCTGCCCGATGGTGAGCTGCGAGGCGGTGATCTCCTCGTCTTCGCCGACCCAGTAGGCGGTCGCGTCGCCGCGAATCGCGGGGATCTCGACCGGCGAGCCGACCAGACCGTCAAGCACGTTGGCGCCGAGCTGGATCGCGATCGCTTGCGGCTCCAGCAGCGGGATCAGCATGTCCTGCATGAACTCGCCGGGGACGAGGAAGCCGCCCTCGGTGTCCACTCCGGACTCCTGGGCCTTCTCCATCGTCGCCTCGACCATGTCGCGCTCCAGCTTGGAGTCGGCGACCTCCTTCCAGCCGAACTTGTGCCCGGCGATCATCTTCAGCAGGGACGCCTTCTTGACGTCCTCGGGGTGGGCGCCGATGCCGACGCCCGCGGAACGACCGCCGCCCGCCAGGCCCTTGAGCTTCTCTTCGGCTTCCTCAAGGCGCTTGTTCAGCGCGTCCAGGGTTGCCTCGGAGGCCTCTTGGCCCTTCTGGATCTCGGCGGCGAGCTTGTCGCCCAGGTTCTTGATCTCGACGCCGACGGCGAGCTGCTCGCCCTTGGTCGAGACCGGGTTCTCGGTTTCGGTCATTTCTTGGAGGGGGTAGACGTCCGAGCTTCGCGGACGCTTAGAAGACAGGATTCGACCGCGTCGTCGCCGAGGGCCAGTCCCTCGGGCTCCGTGGCCGCCTTATGCGCCTCGCCGTCCAGCTCGGGCGTCGGTCCTTCGGCGTCCTTCTCGGACGCGACCGCGCCGCCGTTGGCGTTGTCGCGAGCGTCGCGCTCGGCGCGAAGCTCGTCAACGAGCGCCAGGATGGAGTCCGCCAGCGTCTCGGTCGAGCCTGCCGCCCGGGTTTCCGGCTCGGGCTCGCTCGGCTGGGCTTCGCCCGCGTCCTTTTCCTCGTCGGCGGACTCGGGCGCGGCCTCGATCGCCCGGCCCTCGAGCAGGTCGAGCAGGTCGTCAGCGTCGGCGGCGAGAGCCTGGAGCGCGGCGAGCCCGTCGGCGAACCGCTGGGCCATCGCCTTGGGAACGATCAGGTCGCCGTCGGCGGACTTGCGGGGGCGCTTCGGCTTGCCCTTGTCCTCGTCGTCGTCCTCGTCGTCGTCGTAGCCGACGCCCGGCGGCTTCTGCTCGGGCTCGTCCTCGGGCTTCGGGGGCTTGGGGCCCGAGCCCTTCTCGATCGCCTCGGCGGCCTTAGCGGCGATCTCGGCGACGCTCTCGCCCTCGGGGAGCGCCAGGCCTCCGAAGTCCACGAAGCCCCGCACGCGCGAGCGCAGGCGGCTGGCGGCGTCGTCCGGGCCCAGGGGGTACGTCGAGCGGAACTCGCGGATCTGGGTCTCGGAGAACCCGCCCTCGGCCGCCAGGTCTTTCAGCGCTTCGTCGATCACGCGCTCCAGGCCGCCCTTGGCCGACTTGCCATCGGTCGCCAGGGCGAAGGGGTTGGCGGGCGTCGGGGTGCCCGAGAGCTCCAGCAGGTCCGCCTCGGTGATCTCGATGCCCATCGGGCCGAGCCCGGCCGCCTCGCGCTCGGTCGCCGAGCCGTAGCGTTCGGACTTCGCGATGACGAAGCCGACCGAGCTGCCGGTCATCTTGCGGGACTTGAACAGGCGCGCGACCAAGTTGGCGAACGGGAAGTCCCGGTCCTCGTGGAACTCGATCTGGAACTTGAGCGCCGGCACCGCCGGGTCCAGCGAGGACTTGCCCCGCCAGAGCTTGACCGCGCGACCGACCGGCGGCGCGCTGGAGTCGTGAGCCCAGAGGAACGGCGAGCCCGCGCGCTCGTAGTTCTTGGTCTGCCAGCCCTTGCCGCCCTTGCGGCCGTGGACGCGGACGACGTCGCCCATGCGGTCCCGGTGCTCGGTCGAGCCGTCGAAGACGACGGTGTCGGCGGTCGAGGCGGCCTTGTCGATCGAGGCGATCGTGGAGCGGTAACGGGCGGACGCCTTGAGGTCGAGCACCTCGTCGGCCTCGAGCCCTCGGACGTCTTCGGGCGTGAGAATGCCCCCGGCGTACTTGAGCCGGAGGTCGTCGAGCTTCTGGGATTTGGAGACCATCGGTTCCGGGGGTCAGGAAGTCGGAGGAACGGCCCCGGGGGCGCCGACGGCGTCCGGGGGATCGAGTTCGGAATCGCCGGGCAGGACGACCTCGGGGACGTCCTCGACGATGGCGGCGAAGTCGCAGCCGCAGTTGACGACGTTTCCGGCGCTCAGCGATTGGTGCCGGGGATGCGGGGCGCGCTCGGCGCCGACCTGGAAGTCCTCGTTCGGGCCGACGACCGTCCCGTCGAGGTCCCAGTGTGTGTCGCGGCGGGCGCCGCCGAATCGCTCGGGAGCCCCGCCGCCGGTGATCCAACGCTTGCCGATCACTACGCCCTCATCGACGCCGGCCTGGATCTGGGCGGCTCGGGCGTGAGCTGCGGCGATCCCGGCCTCGGTCCTCGCGATGGCGAGAGCGCGCTGGCGGGCGTGCGAGTAGACCGTGCGGACGTCGTCGGTGATCAGGCCGCGGATCTCGAGCAGCGCCTGCTGGAGCGTCGTCACGTTGGGGGCGCCGTCAACGGCGCGCAGGAGACGGCGGCGGACCTGCCGGGCGATAGTCGAGTTGACGCCCTCGGCGACCTCGATCGGCTTCGTGGCGAGGAACCGCACCACGGCCGGGTCGGTCGCCGCGAGCTGCGTGATCCCGAGGTCACCGGCGACGACCTCCAGCTCAGCGGCCAGGATCTCGCCCAGCACGGGCTCGACCAGGCGGGCCAGCTCGTCGGCCCAGCGCTTCTCGGCGGCGAGCACCAGCAGCTCGATCTCAGCGTCAGGGAACTCGGCCTTGCGGACCAGCTCAGCGTCCAGGTGCCGCTCGACGTCCTCGGGGCTCCAATCGCGACGAGCGGCGAAGCTCGCGACCTCCGGGCCGTCAAGCCAGTCGTCGGCGCCCTTGAGCTCCGCGCCGTCGCGCTCGGCCCGCTGGAGGATCGCCCGGCCCTGCGCCGGATGCGAGCGGCGCGGCGGGTCCAGCGTCCAGTTGTCGATCCGCGGCAGCGGCTCGGGGATCTGGCCCGTGTCAATGAACTCGTCGAGCGCCCGGAGTTGGGCGCGGCGCATCGCGTCGAAGACCCGCCGGAACTTCGCGCGCAGGGTCGCCTCACGCGGCCGCCGGCGGCGCTCCTGGGCCTTCGTGAACTCGCGGCGAGCCGTCGCGTCTGCGAGCGGGTCTCGCGCTGCGGCGCGCTCCAGGGCGGTCTGCTCGGGCTGCGGCTCGGGCTCGGCCTCCTTCTTGCCGCCCGGGTCGTGGGCCCAGTTCTTCAGCGAGATCGTGCGCTTCGACGGGCATCCCTCGGCGGCAGGCTCGCCCGCCGGGTTGGCCCGCATTCGCTCGATGAATGAGATCGCCCGCTTCGCGTTCGTGACCTGCTTGCGTTGCCAAGAGCCCTTGGGGGTCTCAAGCAGGTCGAGGTTGCGCTCGATGACGGCCGCCGCGTCCACCGACGCCTTGCGGCTGCACGGGTTGCGATCCCAGGCCTTGAGCTGGGTCGCCGTCATGTTCGCCAGGCGCTTCCAGCGCGGATAGACGTCTTCGATGTCGTCCTCGAGGTCGCGCGAGGATGCCCCTAGGGCAACGCCTGCGCGCTCCAGGGCGCGGATCGCGCGCTCCTCGGCGGGCTCGTCGGCGGAGTCGCTCGGCGGCTCGGCGGGCGCGACCGGCGGCGGGTTCTCGCCCTCCTCGACCTGGGCCAGGATCTGCTCCGCACGCGCTCGGTCGAACGGGAAGCCCGCGACGATGACCTCGACGGCCGTCGCCTTGGGCAGCTCGCCGGTCAGGACGCGCTCGACGATATCGACCAGACCCGAGACCTGGCCGCCGTTGAGGGTCTGCCGCGGGTCCGCCGCCGCCTCGCTGTCGGCTACGTTGGAGCTCGCCGGGGCCTCGGGGCCGGGCGAGGCCGGTTGCGGTGCCTCGCCGTTGGCAGGCGCCTCGGGCTCCGGCGCTTGGCCCTCAAGACCCGAGGGCGCCGCGACTTCCTCGAGCGGGCGCCAGGAGCCGACCAGCAGCGGCACATCGCCGCCGGGGATCGGCTCGTCTAGCGAGACGCCCGCGATCTTCATCGCCAGGTTGAGCGGGATGCCCGACCGCTGGAGCTTCAGCCCCAGATCGGCCTTCGCCGCGAGGTCGCCCTGGAGCGCCTCGACCTTGGAGAAGTCGAACCGGACCCGATAGCCCTGCGCCCGGCGATCCGCCAGCCTGGGGAACAGGTGCGCGTTGAACTCGTTCTCGATCAGCCGCGCCCACGGGATCACGCGCAGCTTGTAGAGCGCGGCCAGCTCCTCGCGGAGGCGCGCGGCGAAGTTGGAGTCGCCCTGGCCGAGCAGCTCCTTGGACACGCGGAAGACCGCCGAGACCCGGTCCTGGTTGGCCGCCAGGCTCTCGACGTAGGCCATCTCCTTCGGGTTGAACGCGCGAGCCTCGTAGGTCGCGCCGCCCTCAAGCAGGCGGGTGCCGCCCGAGTTCTCCAGGTCGTCGAACTCCTCGGCGATCTCGTCCTTGAGCCGGTCGCGGTCGTCCGGGTCGAGGATCTCGCCGATCATCACGATACCGCCAGGCTCGCCCCCGTTCTTCAGGACCGAGTTCCTGTAACGCTCGGCCAGGTAGTTCTGCGCGGCCGGGCCCCAGGCGGCTTCCATCGGCCCGAAGCCCCGGAACGGGTTTCGCGGGTGCAGGATGCGCGGCATGAGCACCGTCGCCGGGTCGTATTCCTTCGGGCGCCCCGCGACGATGACGTTCCAGCTCTCGACCATGCCCGTCCGGCGGTCGATCTTCTCGCGGATCGAGGGCCCGGCCACCGGCCAGATCTCCTCGGGCGTCGAGATCCGCGCCGTGCGGCCCTCGCCGAAGACGTCGAGCCGCTGCCCGCCGCCGCCGGTCAGCACGAAGGCGATCTCGCCGTCCAGGCAGAGCCCCTGGGCCATTGCCGTATTCGCGAGGCTCGCGGTGTGGACCGGGTTCCAGTCGCGGAACAGGATCGAGAGCGGGTCCGACTCGGGGACCGGCTCGACCTCATCCTTCGTTCGCAGCGGGTCCTCGGGATAGACGCGCAGCGGCAGCTCGGCGAAGGCGTCCTGAATCAGCGAGACGCAGGCATAGACCCAGTCGCTCTGCTCATACGGCCGCGAGATCCGCTCGGTGCCGAACTTCTCAGCGCCCGGCCCCAGGATCGAGCTCTGGAAGCTCGTAAAGCTCGAGAAGGACTTGGCGAGCGCCTGGCCCTTGCCGCTCAGGATGCCGATCCGGCCGCCGGGCAACCGTACCGCCGCGCGGGCGTCCGGCGTCCGCGTCGGGCTCGAGGCCTTAGCGGGCGCGTCCTGCGCGGGGGCGCTTACGGGCCGCTTGTTTTGTCGCGTCATCGTCCGGGGTCGGTCGGGTCAGTCGGCCGGCTCGGACGCGCGCTCTCCGAGACCTGGCGCAGGCAAGGATTAGCGAGTCGGAGAAGTCCGGCGAACGCCCCTCGCGCTCTCGGATCTTCTCCTTCGGCTCGACGAAGAAGACCCCGCGGTCGTCGAGAGCGTAGGAGATGCGGGTCAGGTCCGTCCATGTTCGCTCGTAGCGTTCCGGCAAAGCGAGCCTGCCGACCTCGAAAAGTCTGCGGGCGGCATAGTGCAGCTCAGAGCGGCGGTTGCGGAACTTCATCTCGCGGCCGACCAGCTCGGCCCACTCGCCGCCGGGGGCTGCGCCGACCGTGACCGCGTCCACGCGGTGCCCGGCTTCGTGCAGGCGGTCGATCACGCCCGCGCCCATGCCGTCCTCTTCGACGTGGACGTTCTTCGCCGGGATCTCGAACTCGGGCTCGCCGCGCTCTTTCGCCAGCGCGTCCTCCCAGGCGTTGACCTGATTCCAGATCTTGCCCGCCGTCGTCATTAGGTCCTTCTTGCGCCAGGACGCGACGCCCCGCACCAGGCCGTCGGCGACGAGGGTCATCACGCAGGAGTCCGAGCCCATGCGGGCGACGTCAACGCCGACGTGAACGCCCGAGCCGTCGTTCGGCACGTCGTCCTTGCGCTGCTCGAGCAGCCCGAGCGGGAACAGCGTCCAGTCGCCCTCGGGCGGGAAGCGGCCCTCGATGCGCGAGATCCAGACCGGCGAGTCCTCGCCCCATTCCAGGCGCTTGCCCTCGACGTACTCCGGCGAGACCGCTGCCGGGATCGGGAGCTGGCCGGTCTTCTCGTCGCGCCCGTGGACTAGGTTCGGGTGGTCGAGGCATGAGATCCGGAGCGAGCGCCAGCCGGGGACCTTGCCAGAGCAGACCTCGAAGAACCGGCCGGAGGTCCGGACCGGGTTTCCGATCGCCAGGATGCGGCAACCGGCCGAGCTCGCCAGGGTCTCGGCGGCCTCCCAGAAGGCGCCGTCGATGCCCTGGGCCTCGTCGAAGACGACCAGCAGGTGCTCGGCGTGGCGACCCACGAAGGAGTCGGAGCGGTTCGTGCTGAGCCCCATCGCGACCCAGCCGGGCATCTCCGAGTCCGCCTGGAACTCGGTCTTGAGCATCCGGCCCCCGAGCGGGATGCGCGAACGCTGGTGCAGGCCCGCGATCTCGCTCCAGAGCACCGACTCGACCTGGGCCCAGGTGTTCGCCGTCGTCACGACCTTGCCGTCCGGGTAGGCCGTCATCCAGACCAGGACCAGGACCGCCGCCAGAAAGGACTTGCCGACGTTGTTGCCCGACTGGATCGCGACCCGGGGGTGCGACCAGATCAGGCGCATGGCCTCGCGCTGTAGCTCCCAGGGCTCCACGCCGAGAATCTCGCGCGCCGCCCAGACCGGGTCGCGCCGGATGATCTGCTGGAGCCGCCAGAGCGCGCGCTTCCGGCGCTTGCCGCCCGCCTCATAGTCTGCGACGAGCTTGTCGATCTTGATCGCGACCACGGCCGGACGCGAGCGGCCTAGTTCCGCTGCGGGTCCAGATCGGCCCCGGCCCGCTCGTCCAGGCGCCGCAGGAACTCCGCGTCCTCGGCGTCCGGTTCGTAGTCCTTCGCGTCTTTCAGGCTCGCCAGGAGCGTCTGCCCGGCCGCCGAATCGGCGTTGGCGTGGACGTGGGTCTGGACCGGGTCGCGGTCGCGCCAGCCGAGGCGGGACTTGAGCCAGAAGATCGCGGCGCCGACCTGCCCCGGCTCGCCGATCGAGGTCGCTGCCGTGAACAGCGCGTTGACGACCCGAGCGTGGGCGTAGTTCTCGCCCAGCCGCAGGATCTCGTCGTAGTGCTTGCGAAGGGTCGGCACCGAGACGCCGATCGCCTTGGCGATCTCAGCGCGCGGGGTGCCGCCTCGAACTAGGCCCCGGACGACGTCCTTCGTCTCCGAGGTCGGCTTGTGGGCTGCGGGCATGGGGTCGTCTTTGTAAGGGGAAAAATGGCGCGCGGGACAGAATCCCGCCGCCGCCTCATTCCTCCCAATCCTGCGGGACCGGGGCCAGGTCGTCGAGGGGGTCTTGTGCCTCGTCTTCCAGCGCCGGGGGCTCGGGGAGCCGAACGGGGCCGCGGGTCGCGTAGTCGATCAGCTCGGAGACCGGGGGGCCTTGCCAGCGGTTGCCGCAGTCGCCGCAGTAGAGCACCGACGCCGGCTGGGCGTTGCGCTTGGGGACGGTCCCAGCGAGCCGGACGCCGATCCGGTCGAACCGCTCCGAGCTTCTGCCGCAGAGCGGGCATTGACCGGCGACGCGGGGGTCCGGGCGCTCGCCGCCTCGGGGGGGGTGCGGGGTCATCGGTCGCTCCGGGTTCGCAGCCAGCGCCTCCAGTCGGGCGCCTCGTGTCGGTGGACTAGGGCATGGCAGCCCTGGGGGCCCCGGCAGAGCGCGGCGCCGTTGGTCTTCGCGTCGTGCTTGCCGCCCTGGGACCGGGGGAGGATGTGGTGGGCCTCGAGGTCGCGGTCAGCGAACGGGCGCCCGCAGCGGTCGCAGCGGCCCCGAGCTCGCGCGAGGGTCTCGCGTCGGAAGGTGCGGAGGTCCTCGAGGGCGGCGCGTCCGCGCTTGCCCAGGCGGGCGAGGGGGGCCCGCCGACCGATCGAGGCCGTGCGCCGCAGTCTGGCGCCGCGGGCGAGGGGGCGACTGCGGGGGAGGGTCATGGCCAGAGAAGGGGCTGCCCCTGTCGGGTCCAGTAGAGGTCCCCGGGCGGCGGGGCGTCCGGCGCCTGACGGCGCAGGAACTCGATCAGGCCGTCGAGCTGGTCGGCGCGCCCTCGGAACCATCCGGTCCCGTCACAGGACTCAGCCCCGGCCTCGGCGCAGAGGTTGAGGCCGCGGAGGCCGTTGATCCGACCCACGTGCACTCGGGGGAACTCCGCGCACCACTCCGCCAAGGTCGCCTCCTTCCAGTCGGTCGTCCCGCCGACGAAGACGACGTCCGCCTCCACGCCTCGAGCTCGGACTTGGTCGGGTGTCATCCCGTCCTGGACCGCGAAGGCTAGGGGGAAGCCCCACCCGCGGACTTCGTCCTGCCAGCGGTCCCAGCTGTCGAAGGTCGCCTCGGCGTCCGCGACGACGTCCGGCACCACGACCCAGAGCGGATGGGCCAGCTTGTCCACGGTCCAGCTGAGCGCGCGCCGGTAGCCCTCGGAGTCGAACTCCTGGTTGCGCAGGTAGGCGCCGAATGCCCCGTTGTCCAGGGCGTAAGGCAAGTGAGGCCAAGGGCCGCGGAGCCCGTCCGGCGACATGAGCAGGCCCAGGTTCCCGTAGCGGCCCTGGAGGTAGTGGGTCCGCCAGCCGGTGTTATTCGAGACGAAGACCTTCACGGGCAGCCCCAGACGCGATGCGCTTGGATACCGAGGAGCCAGCGGCGGCCGTTGTGATGCTCACGGGAGCCCTGGAGGTTGAGCCGGACGACCGCCTCCTCCGCCGCCGCTGCGTTGTAGGGCGCCCCGTCGACCGTCAGGGGCACCAGGTAGGCGTACCAGAAGGCCAGGCGGTCGACCAGCTCGAGCAGCTCGGCGTCAGTCTGGCCCTGGTAGACGACCGCAAGCTCTGAGCCGTACCGCTGGCGCAGCTGCCCGAGGGGGACCTTGGGGGAGACCGTGAGCCAGTCGAAGGGGGCCTCGATGGCGCGGACGCCGCTGGTCTGGATGTGGACCCGTAGGCCCGCCCCGTTGGCCGCGCGAACCAAGTGCTCGAAGCCAGGCGCTTCGGTCGGTTCGCCGCCGGTGACGTGCAGCCAGCCTCCAACGCCGACAGCGTCCACGGCGCGCGAGACGACAGCTGCAACCGTCGTCGCCGTGCCTGCATTGTGGGAGAAGGAGCGAGCCTCGTCGCAGGCGTGCCGGATCGGGCAGGACTTGAGCGAGCAGCCAGCCAGTCGGACGAAGTATTGAACGACGCCGATCAGGTGGCCGGTCCCCTGGATGGTGACCACTTCCTCG